TAATTTTCACTGGTTGCGCCGACCCAACGCGTTGCGGGGTGATTTGCGTAGCCACCTTTCAGGGGAGTTCCCTTTGATGTGAGGGGCATGTCGGCATCCTGTGCGCCGTGTCTGCGTTGCGCAGAGCCAAGCATCTGAAAGCATTCGACAATAAGTTTCGGCACATGCTTGTCGCAGTATGACATAGCGGCGTAAACTGGTGATTCGTCAAGTATAAATAGATTCATTTTTTCATCTCCTTCATGTGATTGACGGCTTAAACGCAATCATAGAACATTCCTCGTTCTTGCATGTATAGTGAAACACTTCATGGCGGCTAAAGGTCTTTCCGACCGTTTTAGTGCGTCTACTGGCGAGTTCGTTGCATCGGGGGCATCGAGTGCGCTTGCGCTTGCGGAACAGGCTCTTAGGCTTGTATGAGCGCCTCATTCAATATACCCCCCGTGTTGGGTCGTCGTCGTTTTCTTCTGCGTCGGGTTCAGGGCCGGTTGGCATGTTCTCTTCGCATAATTCATCGAACTTAAGTATCGCGTCTTCTACGCTTGAATCAAAATTAGTTGTTATCCCGCCTAATGTGCGCATAGCCCACTTCAAAGCAGGTTGGAGTATTTCAGGGACAATCGGTGAAGGTATCATTTGCGCAGTAGTGTTGCCCACCTGTCGGTTTGAGCCAACGACGAGGTTCTTTGAATGAACTCCGACAAGCAACTCCATGAAAAATGAGGCTCTGCGCATATCTCTTTCTGTTTCCGTTTCTGCGTTAAATATGTTATTGACCCGCATACCGCCTTCGCTCAATTGGTGCTTGAGCCACCCAAACTGCGTGTCGCAGTAAAGTCCTTGCGCCTTGAGAAAATCGGCGTTATCGCGTATTTGCATGTATGTGTATGACATGATTTTGAAATGCGTAGCAACCTCCCACGCATCAATGAAGTTCTCTTTGAGAACTGCGCACGCTTCGGCGTTCATGCGGTGCAACCTGTGTGCTTCATGGTCGGGTAAAGGTGCATAAAGAGAAACTCCGTCTTCTGAAATAAAGCCGGTGTCCGTAGAGAACGGTATGGCTTTCGATACAACAAGTCCGTAAAACTTGATGGCACTACGCTCATTCATTCGCTCACCGCCATTAGCGCAGAGAGAACTTTCATGTGCGCAAGTATTGCGTCTGTCTGCGTCTTCGCAGTCCTGAACATGCCGATAATCATACCGGCGGTTTCATGGTGTCCGAAGGCTTGCATCATGCGCACTTGGATGACTATGCCGTTGCATGAGTCGCAACAGCGCCCATGCTCAACCATGCTTGCGTCTGAGGTGTCTTGAGGAACCAACGGTTGCGCATTATGGCCCGAAGTCCAGTAAACTTCGCCGTTATGCGTGTGTGCGTCAATTGCCTTGTAGCACATGCAACAAGTGTATTCTGATTCTGCGCTCATTCAATCACCCTCCTTTCATCATCAAAGAGAATCAGGGCTTCTTGAAATAGTGCGTGGCCTCTAAGTCCTGCGCCGAGCCGAAGAGATTCTTTGATTGCGTTAAAGCGTTCTTTATCCTCATCTGAATGATAGCGAAGCAATTCTTCTATTTCACGCCGTCGCATTTGTCGCGTCATAGAATCCCTTTCTTCTTTTGATACTTTGACGACCTTTCGCTTTTGAGTGTGCGCAGTTCTACCACCAAAGGATAGTGCGTTGCTTAACTCAGTCCATCCACTCATTCAGATGCCCCCGTTACAAACGATGAAATCGAGACACGCACTTCAGGATGCCAACGCAGATAATGCGAGTTGTTTACAAAATATACGCACCTTTCAATCGAATCGGATTCAAAGAATCTCGCCCCGTCAAGTTTTACAATCCATGTTCTGTTTGCGTCGCTCATTCTTCTTCACCTGCCTTAATCAGTTCTGCGTGCTTGGCTTTCTGCGCCGCCCACGCTTTCTTGAACTTACTTCGGTATCGTCGGTTTTTTGCTTGCTTCTGTCTGCTTTTCATATTTTCAGTCTCCTTGTATTTTTACTTCTACTCTGTGGCCGCAGTGTTGGCAGAACCAAATGTTTCTGCTCGCTTCGCCCCATCTGCGTAGGGATGCTCCGTGTTTCCCACCGCATTTTTTCACATCTACATCGTAGTTTGGGTGGTTGGCGGCGTTTGCGTGAATTACTTCTATTCTCATGTTTTCAGTCTCCTGTATTTGTTCCGATAGTGTCGCCACATATATATTTATCCTAAATAATTGAAGCAGTGATTACTTCATGCAACATTTCAAAGCACGATTCGATTTTTTGCTGTGCGTATTCGATTGCGCAATTGAGTGCTTCGTCGTTTTCGTATCGCCCGACTCCGCCAAAGCGCGCATACGCCTTGTAGAATACACCAGTCTCCCACTCTGAAATCCATTTCCAACGGGACTCTGCGAAAAGGTGCATGTTGTCTTCACCGAGGAAAAGTGCGTGCTTCATCCATTCTTTGTTTTCTGCTGTCATATACATCATTGGGGTTCACCTCCGATATGCGCACACCATGCCGCCTCTTGCTCATCATCGAGCAGGGAGAGCAGGAATGCGATAGAGTCGCCTTCTATGCGCAACCGTTCTTGATAGGCTACGCATTGGTTCTGAAAACCAAGAATGATTCGGTTGGTGCGAAGTGATTGTTCCGCTAAATCTGCGGCGAGTTGCCGCATATTTGAAATCCCTTCGGCGGAGGCGGGGTATTGCATCTGCGCCATTGCGTGTGCGCGAGTTGCGAGACTTCGGGCGTTTACTGCTACTGCGTGGTTCGTTTGTTCAGTCATTCTGATTCCTCCTGTGTGTGCATAGGCTTAATGCGCAATTTGATGATGACATCACCAACAATCCAAAACGGCGCTTTCGGTGGCACGCACTGAAAGACTGCGTAAGTAGCGAGAACATTTGGTTTGCATGTGTTTTCACGCAATCGGCCTTCTTCGTCTGCGATAACATCACGCACCCAAGCCATGCGAGGTTCGCAGGTAATCGGGTCATAGGCGGGAAACTCTGCGCCTTCTACTACGGGGCAGTATTCGATGAGAGAGGTGTAATCAGGGTCGCGAGAATCGCCAACCATGCCTTGCATTTGCGCAAGGCTCAAATCGTCATCGACGGGTTCAAAAGTTGCGTCGGTTCTGAAAAGCATAGAAAAATCGCTCAAAACATCCTCTCCTTTAGCGCCGCATCAATCACGGCATCGAGGTCATAGTCTGTCATGTCTTCTTCTGCGTCGGAAACAACCGGCGCAACAATGCGAGTCTGATGTGTGCGGATTGCGGGGAACGCAGGTGATTTGCGCTTAGGCAACATAACCGCTTTGCGAGCCTTTGGCTTGCTCTGCGTGGTTCCGAGTTTTCTGCGTGTGGCCTGAATGTTCGTCATAACGATAAGCAAATGACCCGAAGAACAGGTGAAGGTTCCGGTTTGGACTTCACGCATTTCACGACCGCAAGCAGGGCATACGCCATCAACTGCGGGGTTTTTCATCACCATGCGGTAATCTGAGGTTCCGCCGTCAGGTCGGCGGCAAAGAACGCCAACGACAGCATCCCCTGCGGTGCAATTCATTTTGTATGCTTCATATCCATTCGGTATATTCATTGTTTCATCTCCGTTGGTTGGGCTACTTGGGCCGTAGTATATATTGCTTTAGGCATATCTGCCGCTTTTAGCCCGTTCTCAAGGGCTTTGAGTATCTCCGACTTTGGAGTTCCTTGAGCCAAAGCCGATTGAACGATAGCGCATAAATTAACCCAACGATATCCGCCGGTTTCATGCGTAGCGAGTGCGTGTCCGAACCAAAGCGTCGTAAGGAATCGAAGTGCTGTTTCTGCGTGGTCGTGGTTGCTCATTGTTTCGCCCACCTCCTCAAAAACGCCGAACGCGTTTGCGCCTTCGCCTCATCACGCTCTTGTTCGGTCTTTGCGCCTTTCGCTTTCTCAATTGCGGCGCAGTTCGGGCAATACCGCTTAGGGTATTCATATGATAGTCCACTGCGACATTCGGCAATCTCTGCCAAGTCGTGCAGGTATTGCGCCGCATCTACGCAGAAAACCGAGTAGTCGCAGAGTTTACTGCCGCATTGAATGTGAAGCATTCCGACTACGCTCATCCGACCACCCATCCAAATGCGAAAGCCATAACAAAGTCCTCCTTTTCCCATGTGCGCATGATGCCTTCGCCGTCTGCGTCGGGGTCAAGTTTTTCAAATGTTGCGCCAAGTTTGGCTTGGCGTAAGATGCTGTGCGAAACCTTGCGCAAACTCAACTGGTGCGCATAATCTCTTGCAGTCGATTCATGAGTGAAAGAACGCACTACGCCGTCGCCCGATACAACCCAAACGGGCCATTTGGCTGCGTGGCATTCTTCTTCTGTCATTGCTTCGGGTATTTTTCCTATTCCTATTTTCTTTCCTTTTTTCATTCTTCTTCGCCTCCTTCTTCTGCGCAAGCCTCGCATTCTAAAACGAGTGAGTCCATACAAGTGTGCGGTTTCTCCGCCTTTGGCTTGCGCACCCATAGCGCCCCTGAACCATCCCGCATCTCGATGCAGTCAATTTCAGGATGTGTCAAATGTAGATAGCGACCAATGCGCCCATCAGGTAAGCGCATCATCTGCGACTTAACCACGCAGACCCACGCCCCGCCCAAATCATCAGGCAATCGAACCGTGTCGTATTCCTGCGGGAACGCGTGAACACCTGCGCCCATATCCACTGCGCCTGAACCGTCGGCAAAACCTCTTGCGTTGCCGAAAGGGTCTGCGCCGTAGCCGTGTATATGTGCGAACTCGTCGTTGTTCATTCGCCCACCCCCTCAAGTTCAGTGATTGCCATTTCAAGCGCACTGTGCGCCTCATCAACGCCCGATGCGCCTTCTTCAAGCGCCGTTTGAGCATCTTGGATTTTATACGCCATCAGTGAACCGTCAAGACCACGCTCCGCCAAATTGTCATACTTTTCCTCTTCTTCTTCGGCCATTTCAAAAATCGCACTGCGTAGGTCTTCAAGAACAGACAGAGCCTTTTGCGCTTCTCCGAGCCAATGTGCCAGTTTGCGTCTATCGCTTGCGTTCATCAGGCACCACCTCTGCGCCCACTGTGCGGGAGGTCGCAATCCTTGATAGGCCACGCCATAGGGAATGAGCCTCTTTGCGCAGGTGTGGATATAGCCATAATTTCTGATTCACTGAAGTAGCCCCATTCTTCAAAGGTTCCCTGAACAAATCCAAAGTGGATGCCGTCGTCGTTCAATTCGGTGGCAAACCAATACCACCCGTGAAAGGACTCCCACGCCTTCAAAACCTTATGCTCTTCGCCCCATGCTTTGAGGTATAATTCATCGTTTTTCGTTATTAGTTCGGTCATGTTTCTGTCTCCGTTCTTGTTTGTCCTATGGCCCCCGCCTATATATTGATTCCGTAAAGTTGGGGGAGTTTGTCGATGTTCACTCGCCATGTGTAGCGGGAGCGCATTGAGTGCGCAAGGAGTGCGAGTTTGCCATAGCGTTCTGCGTCTTCGATAGTCCAACCGTTCACCTGCGCTATGTGTCTGAGCGTGCGCCATTTTGCGCCTTCGCCCAAAGTGGTTTGCCGCCCGTAGTGCTTGGCCTGATGGCATCGAGGGCAGAGGGAAACTATGCGGTCAAGCGTTTGCGTGTGTGCGAGGTCGTCATAAATCCAAACCTCATGCGCCTCTACTGCGTGTCTGCGCCCTTGATTCAAACCTGAATCGCCGCAAACCTCGCAGACATGCTCCGCTTCTGCGTAGCATTGTTTCCGCAATTTATCCCACTGGCTACCCGTGAGGATGGAGCGCAGATTGTCGCCCCATGAAGTAGCGGGAACGAGTTCGATACTGAGAGCCGGAGGTTGCGCATCAGGTGCGCAATGTGCGCATACAGGCAAACCTTCGGCGTGTGGGCCGTTCAGGTCTGCGATTTCACCGCATCGGTAGCAAGGCCACGCAGTCATCATTCATGTCTCCATTCGATTTCATCGGCTTCGACTCTGCGGAACAAAAGCCATTTGCCGTCTTCGTTGCGCTTGACCCAGTAACCTGCGGCCTTAACTGCGGCCTTGTCTGCTCTCCACGCATCCCAAAACTCTTCGTTGGTGTTACCCCACCAAACTTTGCGTGATTTTGACATTTTCATTTCAATGTCGCCAAAGGCGACATAGCGCGTGTATATCGGGCGTGGTTCTTCGTGAAAAGTCATTTCAAGTTCATCGTAGTGGCCCATTGCCTCTAATTCTGTGCCAATCTCTTCTGCTTTAGCAAGTGCCTCTTCTTTCTTATGCGCAAGGTTCTGAACAAACCATGACGAGAATGAAACGCCTTTCGGCGCAGTCATGCGTGTGCGTTGAACCTCGATGTAAAGGGTGTAAAACTGCTCCTTTGCGCCTGTGCGACAAACGCAAAGTTCTGCAACTCTGTGGATTTGCGGCCCCCAACTCATGCGCCCACCTCGATAAATCGAGAGCAGAACTCTTTCAGGAACTCGACAAACTCTTCGCCGGTTGCGCAGTTGCGTAGATAGATGATTGGTTGAAGGCCGTTTGTTTGAAACCCTTGAACCGTGAAACGGTGCAATCTCTCGACCGGAACCCCCAACATATGCGAAGATAGGTATGTGAATACCGTTCCCCGTTCAATCGCTCTTTTCGCCTTGTCTATCATCTGAGTTTTCGTTCTCATCAACCTAAGCGAAGAGGAGACACCTTATCAAATGAACCCACCAAAACCCCCAATTTTGGCCCGAAAAGCCATATCCGCAGGTCATGCGAGAAAAAAATAAAGAGCGCACATAACGCACGCACGCAAGGCACATGCGAAAAAGGGCAAAAGATTTCTGTGTTATTTTCGGGCGCATTTAGGTGGGATTTTCATTCTCCGCAAAAACGGTAGAGCGCAGAATCCACGCATTGAAAACTGCGGAGTCGTTTCAGATTTCAGATTTCAGATTTCAGATTTCAGACCGAAAAAACAGAACGGCGCAGAATCCACCGGCAAATCGACGGCGACGGCGGCAAAAACGCTTGACTGCGAGCCTATCGGCCACTTCTGCGTAGAATCACCGAGGCAAGAATGCAGTGGCTAAACGCTACACTGCGAGCCAATCGGCATGAAAAAATGCCCCGTTGCGCAATGTTTTGGATTTGAGAAACACGGGGCCACATCTCTCAATCTATCCTTTCCCTACTTTTTCGCACCTCCTTTTTGACTTTCTAAAGTTGTTCAAATGTATTGCAGTCCACCGTTTTCAATGACTCTCAATCTCTCCCGTAGTTCAGACCTGAGAAAGCATCATCATTAGTCATAATGCCTTTCAGTGCGTCGATTAGGGCCTTAGTGCATTGCTCGACTTCACGGTTCGCATTGCGAGTGTTCCAACGAGTTCCCCCTTGAGGAATATGGGACACTGCGGCGAACTTTTGACATCCGAGCAACTCGGCAAGTTCGGCACACATGCGCTTAGTAGGAACTTGACTTTTACCGCCGCCGTCGTGCATTCTGATGCCAAGAGCGTTTGCGAATCCGAGTTCACGGAACCCGAAAATCAGAGAACGCCAAGACCACGCAGACAAAGCCGAAGCCGCTTGACCGAGGTTGAACGGTTCGTTTGAACCCTTGACCTTAACCACGCTTAGACCGTCATAACCGTTTGACACACCGCAAGACCACGCAAGCCCATAGACTTCAACGGGTTGGCCTGAGTCTTCAAGGATTTGCGCACATGCCAACGCCGCACTGCTACGGATTTGACATATTCGGGCATCGACTGAGCCAACCGCATTGACGGGAACAAATATGGCGACGCATTCGGATTGAGTGCGCCGTCGCTTTTTGTTTCGTATAAACGCATCACCACGCAATGCTGCGCCGATGTCAAGTCCTACGACTTTACCGGCGAAGTCCTCAGTTTTTCTGACAATTTTCACGGACTTTGTAACGAGTGATTTAATGGCATCAAATCGCTTTGCGTGCTTTGAAACTGCGTCGGCATCAGGTTGATGACTTGCGCCTTTCAAACCCTCTGCGTAAACCTGTTCTTTCGTTGCACTGCGCCCATGAAATGACTCACGGGGCGGTCTGATATCATGCGGTTCGCCGCCTGAAATCTTAGAGCCGCCATGTAGTGAACGGATGACTGCGCCATGACTCGGAGCAATCGAAACCACGCACTTATGACCTCCAAGAGTCGCAGTGCCATACTCGCACTTTTGAGAATCGACATATCGGTTCTCAAGTCGCTTTTTCGCTTTCGTTGGTTGATTATTTGGATTCACTTTTTCACCTCCTATTCGTTTGACTGCGTAACATCAGGCAAGTATAAACTGGCCGTCATATGTCTGCGCAGTTTACGCTTAAGCGCCTCCCGCAATATCTACGGATTCAGGCTCAAAGATTCCTTGCGGAACCATTGAAAGAGCCTCGCCGTCTATCATTCCGAAGTGGTTCAAAACCTCTCTGCGTAGTTCAGAGTCAAGCGGTTCAACCCATCGACCAATAATCGCGTTCAGAGTCCAACCGTCTTTTGCCAAAATCGACGCATGAAGAAGCGCCCGATTGCTAAATTGAACGGTGGTTTGACCCACTACAATTTGGCGCAATTCGGTATAGGATTTGAGAACCTCAGACATCTGCGCAGGTTCACCGCGTGGGCTGTTTTCAGGTTCGGCCATCGAATGACTGAGGCCACATATTGAAGCCGCAATGCGTGCGGAAAATCCGAACTTCACGACGGTTGCGGCGAATCGGTCAAGAAGCGACGCGTCTTGAATCTGCGCCGCTTTGTAAGCGCCGCCCATCGAATGACCGCCGGTATTACCTGCGGCGATTATGACGGCTTCATCATGCACTTTCAGAACTTCGCCGGTCGCAGGATTGATGATGGTTCGCGATGCAAGCACGCCGTTCAATAAAACGAGGACTGCGGGGTCTGCTTTGTCTATTTCATCGACGAAAGCCACACCGCCTTCAAGAAGTGGCTTAACAAGGCCACTGCGTTGCCATTCGATAGAACCTTTACCGCCTACGCCGTATTTGACATTGCCCAAAAGGTCGCCCCGTGTCATATCTGCGAAGCAAATGATTTCACCGTAAGCCTTCGATTTTTGGAGTTTAGCCGCTTGAAGCATTGCTTGAACCTGAGCGACTGCGTAGGATTTGCCGGTTCCCGCTTCACCTACGAGGTAAACAGGCAACGCCTTACCGCTTCGCAGTCCTGCTTTCAGGATTGAGAAAACGGTCGGCACTGATGGATGATAAGCACCCGATATTTTGACCGCCTTTGCCTTCTTCGATGGCTTGATGTGTAGCGTTTTGATGACTTCTTGAGCCTTCAATTCTGAAACGACTTTTTCAATCCGTTGTTCAACATGCGCAGAGGCGTTTTGAACGCCGTTTTGAATCGCGCTTTCTGCGTATTGTTCAACCACCGCTTTCGCAACACTGCGCACCTGTTCTTCATTCAATCCGTCGCCTGAAAGCAACGCTTGAAGAAGTTCGATTTTATCGCCTTGCGTAGTCGATGGCAACGACGCAGAAACCTGAGCCGAAACCGCTTGACTGAGAGCCTGTGAAGGTTGCATGAACTCTTGTCGAATTGCGCCATTGGATTTTTGGCCTTGAGCAGGTTCTTGTTTGTAGTTAAACAGCGCCTCAGTAGCGTGTTCTGCGCAACGGATTTTATGCCCTTTCGGACTGTCTGCGTGAATGAATCCTTCTTTTCGACCAACTTCAACTCCGCACACTGCGCATATTCCCTTGAAGGAATTGGGGCGCTGTGTGTTGTTTTGAACATTGACGGTGAGCGGTTCAGAAACCGAGGCACTCGCGACCTGCGAGGGCTTCGATTGAATCGTTGAATGAACTCGCACATAATCCGCAGTGCATGTTTGGCAGTGTGGTTTCAGGGAGTTGTATGGCTCGCCGTTGCCCTTTTTCGCATTGAGTTGAGCGAAGTATTGACCGGCGGGAATATCGCAACCGCAAGCAGTGCAAGACTTCGCCCGTGTGTTTTCTTTTCGGCCTGAAATCGGCACACTGCGACCCTTAGAGGTAACGGTAACACCTGAGTTCTCCGCATCCTTCAACCATTGCGGTTTAGGTGTGCGAACTGCGCCGATAAACGCAAGACTGAAAGCCAATTTTTGAGGCATGAACGCCGATATCAACGCGATAACAGCAACGACGCAAAAAGTGCGGCGCAGTGTAGCGTTTCCGTATTCTACGAGTTCTGGGTTCAGGTCTGACAAAAGACCCTCGACCGGCTCGCAGTCTGCGTATTTGTCGCTTGCCTCGCGTGTCTGCGTGAGTGCGTCGGTTTCGTCTAAGAAACATTCGATGCACTGCGGCCCATTTTCAAGGGTCAAATCTATTTCATTTGTCCAAGTTCCGCAGGATTTGCACTCGCACACATCATCCCATTGATATTCAAACAATTCGTTGGACTGCGGCGCTATTGCGTCGTAAAAGTAGATTCTTTCGCCCGTTGGGTTCTCAATGCGCAGAACTTCGATATCTGAGAAGGACTCAATATGCCCGCAGTCCGTCGAATAATCGACCACATGCGAAACAATTTTGTCAAGTGAATCATCAGGTGAAACCTCATCAGTCCAACCCATGAAAATATCGTTCTGAACATGGAGCGCCCAAGTGAAGACTGCGGCGCTGTTTTCATCCGTTTGGCTATCAATCTCTGCGAGTTCTCGCTCATATTGCTTTGCTAATCGACGGACTGCGAAGCCATGACGGATAACTTGAACCCGACGGGTCAAGAAGTCCGAAATGCGGCGCAGTGTGCTTCTTTTGTCGATAATCCACACGCCCGAACCTTTCGATTCTTCGCGTAGATGTCCCAAAGAAAACAAGCGGCGTAATGCTCGCTTGAACGCTATACGGGGGCGCTGTTGGCGCAGTTGTTGCTTGCGGTTAAAACGCTTGACTCGCGAACGCGAGATGTGCGTTTGTTCAGGCAACTCGGCCCACATGGGGCGCAGTGCGTCGTTTTCGTTCATTTGTTCGCTTGCTTCAACCTCAGAGGTCGAAGAAACGACACCCGCCGCAGTAGTGAAAAGCACCACTGCGAGGATGTAGGCCATTATTTTTATTACTGTATTTTGTAACATGGGTTTCCCTCAAATTGCCCTTTCAGGTTCAGTATATCAAGGGTTTCGGTTTTCACGCAGTCTTCGACCTAAACGATGCACTGCGTCGGTAACAGGCTCGCAGTGTGCCTCGAAGCAAAACGGCGCAATCTTCAAATACACATCTTCGACCGTTGCGGGTTTTGATTTTGAGAAAATATCCTGAAAAAAAACGACGCACAGAGAAGCAATAGGCTCGCAGTCTATCGTTTAGACGACCACGCAGAACCTATTCGATGCACTGCTCTACAATTGGGGCGCAGTCTATCGTTTAGGGCAATAGGCTCGCAGTCCACCGTTTAGCATCCTCCGCCTCTCAGTCCATCGTTTAGCGGTTGAACAGGCTCGCAGTCTATCGAATAGAAAAACGGCGCAGTCGAAAATAACAACAGGCTTGCAGTCTATCGTTTAGCATTTCAGAAAAACGGCGTAAACGCTACACTGCGGCGCTGTTCGGTCAAAAAGACGATTTCAGGCCATGTCGGAAACCGGAAAATAGCGGCGCAGTCAATCGTTTAGGCATCAAATCAGGGGAGAGAACAGGCTCTCAGTCCATCGTTTAGACAATCCACGCAAAGCCTCCGAATCTCGCATACACACGCGCATGATGCACGCGAGGCCGAATCGGTAAACGCATGACTGCGGGGCCGTTGTCCGGTCGATGTCAAGCCGACATGGGGCCGCCGGTCGAGCAGTGCAACGATTAGAAAAAACAGGCTCTCAGTCTATCGTTTGGGTTTTTGCGTGATTTGGTGTCGGCTTCGCAGTCCATCGTTTTTTTCAGAATCGGCGGGGTAAATTGCAGGTTTCCGACATTCGATGAAAAACCAAAAACAGCCAAAACAGAACGGAAACGGCCTTTTCTGATTTGGCGCAGAAAACAGCGAAAGTCGATGATGCAACAGGCGCACCCCGTTGGTTTCTATTCGATGCACTGAGGCTTTGCGCAAATCTGCGGAAACGGCCATCATAGGGTAACTCAAGGTTCAGTAGCCATTCGATAGACTGCGGCGCAGTGCCGGTATGGTGAAAACGGACTCTTTCGGCAATGTTGAGAAATTGCACTTTTTCGGCACATATGGCGGTAAACCGGAAAACGACGGTTTCATACTTGAAAACGACGGTTCCCGCAGTTTTTCAGTAGGGGCGCAGTGTAACGGTTTTGAGTTCTGAGGTTTCAACTCTGAGAAGGTCGTTTGAGGGTGTTCTAAACGATAGACTGCGGGGCTATGGGGGAGGCTCTGAGGTGTCAATTTTGGCGTGCATTTGGCTTTGAATCGCTTGGACTCACGCAGAAAGTCGCATATTTGGGGTTTCGCAGAAGGTCAAACAGGCTTGCTATGTGCCATTCGCACTACTGAACCTTGAGTTGAATAGCGTAGATACTGCGTAAAACAGGCTCTCAGTGGCCCTTTCAGAAAAAAACGACGCAGACCGAAAACAGACGCATAAGGCGCGTGGCGTGATGACGCGCACCTGCGCGAGCATGAACTGCGCAGAACACGCAGACAAACAGGCTCGCAGTGCATCGTTTACGCAAAATAATTGCTGCCCCTGAACCTGCGCTTTAGGCACGCCAAAAACTGCGCATACCGATGGGGCTATGCACGCCAACCACCTCTCACAATTTTTATATTTTTTTTAATTTTTGCTAATTTTTTAGAAAAAAGGCACATATTTGCTCGAAACTCGCTTATTTTTGTTAATTTTTGCTGTGTTCCACTTAGATATGTCAGTTTGGCCTGTTGTCATGGCTAATCCAGCGTTAAAACCTGTTTTAAACTGGTCTATTGCGTGCGCAAATGCCATAACTGTGTCATTATGCTTGCCTTTATCTATAATATCGCCGTTTTTCCATGCGTGCGACTCTAATTCGTCAAGGAGGATGCTCATGACCCGTCTTGTTTCGTCGTTACCATAGGGTATGACGACTTTTTCTTGTTCAAACCATACTCGAAGCCGATTTAACAGTCCTTGCTTGAGTGTTTTGTTTGATACTTTGCTCATTTTCATATCAAGCGTTAATTTCTTTTGTTCGACGAGAGATTTGTAAAGAGATTGAAACCCTGCGCTTTCAAAAGCAAAAGTTGGCTGTTTATATGCGTCATTAAACTTTGCAATCATATCAATTTGTTTATTTGGAGGAAAATCGTTTTTTCGCCACATATTTACAATATGTATGAAACCTTCTTTGTCTTGGCGCAGAACAACCATAACCGTGTAGTCTTTTCCTATGCCATGTGAAGGGTCAAAGCCTATAACATAGCGACCGTCATGTATTTTTTTATTTTGCAGTATAGAATCCATGTTCATATTTTTGCGTGTAAGTTGTTGAGGAAAAACTGCGCTGTCGTCATCGACTACTTTACAAAGATATTCTTGCGCAAATGCCAAATCGCCAATTGCTTGTCGTTGTTCAAGCAAAAACTCAATAGGTCTTTCAGAAGGCCACAAACAAACAGGTTTTACATTATCAGGGTCGTTTCTCCATTCGTCATAATTTACAATAGAACCTTTACGCCATGATTGCCAAGAATCATTACTTAGCATTTCAGTATGGTATAAATCGTTCATTGACATAGGCGTTCCGACGCAATAAATAGAAGTTCCGGGCGATAGCATAGGTGTTAATTTTTTTCTGAACCATTGTTGGACTATATCATAAGACATATCATTTTGGTCGTCTAATACATCGTCAAGAGCAATTGCGGCGGGATGTTCGCCTCGAATACCCGAACCAACGGATGTTGCTTTAATCCAAGCGCCGTTTGTTAATCGTAACTCATATCTATTTCCTTTTGTTACATCAATAAGTCTTGACAATTCAGGATGGCGTTTTAGGTCTTGTCTTATTTCATCAAGTCTGTTTATTGCAAGGTCTTTATTAGCAGAAAACAACCAAATAGTAAAAGGTTTGCCTCGCCATTTTTCAAAAAGTAATTGGTGAAGAACTTTCACTCTAAGAGTTGTTGATTTAGAATGGTCGCGAGGAGCAATCACGCATACACGGTGAACTTGTCTTTCGCCTCTTTCACTGTAAAGTTTTAACCATTCTCCTATGTGGTCGCCCCAATTGTAGCCAAGCCATTCATAAAAATGCTTAATATCATATCTACTTCTCTCCATATTGAGAGCAGTCATTATTCTATTCTTCATCATTATTTTTCACCTCAAAAATAGGTATTCCACAGTATTCAAGAAGAGAGTTACATAACTCTTCAATTTCATTCCTATTGAGCATAATGCCAATAACTAATTCGTCTGAAAATATATTAAATGCAACATAATCATGCCCCATTTCAGTGAGGATTAACTGTTCGTCATCACTCTTCCATATAGGCATCTGCTTTCCTTCCATTAAGTGTGTTAAGAAGTCTAAGTCCATGTCTAAGGTCTGTAAATGCTTGAATATCTCTTGTTTTAGAATCAAGAATAACCATAGGGGATGTCGGCCTTTCTCTCGGAAATCCGCACATTTCACCGAAACTATCTATTGTTTTATATGCGCCCGGTCTTAAAGCCCAACGCTCAACTGCATGTCGAGTAAAAGGAACAACTGATGGCGTGTGATGGTGTCCGATAACTCCAATATCAAAATCACATTCTCCGTCATCCCACATTTTCTTAATTACACGGCTTGGGTCAAGATTTGAATTACCTCTTCGCTTATGTCGAATACTAAGGTGATAAGGAATGTCGCCATGAATAACTTTAAGGTTTAACTCATAAGGGTGATACAAAACGCCTCTATCTTGCGCAAGACGCTTTAGAGGGTCATAATCTGTCGCACCCGCAGTCCAAAGGTCGTGATTACCCGCAACAATAGCCATAAGTGATTTTGGAGTCATGTTAATGTAGTGTTCACATAGTTGCCATTGGATAGAAGGAGGAATAGGTGCTTTCATAGCAGGTCGAGGTTTGTCAATCATAAAGTTGTCAATATAATCACCTGCATGTATAACATAGCATTCAGGGTGTGCTTCTATTTGTTCTGTGTCTTGACGCAATCTTTCATGGTCGCAAAATGGATTACCTATGTGTTGGTCGCTTTGAAATGCAATACCAATATATCGCTTATCGGATTTCATGTGAAATGTAGCCCAACGAGCATCTTCATTTGCAAGAATTGCCGCCTTTGAGCGTTCTTCAATAGCATTCCATAGTTCTTCTTGACTACTTGATTTTTTCTTTAGATGTTCAACAATAAAATGAGGTGTTTCTGTTCGAGTAACTGCTTCTCTTGCCCATGCTTGTCGAATCCTTGACTCCCAACCTGCTTTTGAGATTTCAGGGAATCGGCTTTGCATAATTCGTATTAACTGTGCTTGAGTTCCGTCAAACTGCATAGGTATTTCTGCATTATAATCAATTTTTTCAAAAATAGGAAAAATGTTGCTCATGTGTTCTTTTAACATACGCAAACGCCAACGGTGCGTTTCCGATTTTATTTCAGGCATAATTGTTGCCATATGTCGAGCAAACTTTGCCATATTGCCATCGTAATGCTCTATTTCATTTTTAACAGCATCATGATATTCTATTTCCATATTAAAGAGTTAATTAGGTTTGGCTTATAAGGTATTGCGCAGTTTAATTCTTTTTATCTTTTTGAAAGAATTAAGAAAAAAATAAACAAGGCACTAAAAGCCTATTCGCTTTATTATTTTAATTCTTCTTAAGTGTTTAGATATTGCGCCGCTTATTATTTACTTAGATAATAGTTTTTTATCTCTTAGTAAAGAATAAAGAATAAAAGCAATTTGTATTCAGTCAAGCGTTTTATTTTTTCTTAATTTTTTCTTTCGTCTAAAAAGAATAAACAAAAACACCAATGCCCACCAAATTAACTCAAGTATTAGAAGTGTGCTACCACCGATAAGAACTACTCCATTGAAAGTAAAATCTATCATTTTAAGCCCGTAATCAACTTTTTATTTTGTTTGCTTAATAATTTTTAGCATGGATTACCCAATACTTTGATAAGTCAAACGGTTTCTGTGTATCATTATGGCAGTAGGACACACCAACTCGCACCTCGACCGCGCTCTTAAAAATAGACACCTTGATGATTTGTCGGTATCAACCGCAAAACTACAAGCCGATTCAGTAACCGATGTTAAAACAACCGGAACAATTGAAAAGACTTTAAAGTTTGTTTATGACGGGGCTTCAAAGACTACCGGAGCAAAAACTCTAACTGCCGCAGACGGAACAGCACAAACACTTGTTGCCGGAACTTTCCTCAAATCGTTTTTGGTTGTTCCGACAGAAGCATTTACTTCATCAGGTAGCGCAACAATTGCGCTCGGATTTACAGGAACAGCCGCCGGTATTATGGCCGCTACTGCTTTTAACGATGCCGCACTTGCCGTAACAACCGTTGGTTGGGAAAACTGCGCTACTATTGGCGCAGGGCCGACAGGTGGCTTAGATGGCGACCACAGCCTTCTACTTACTATCGGAACCGCCGCTATTACAGCCGGTGCTTGCGATATTTATGTTACATACATGGAACCACTACCTTGAGGTGAATAAACATGAGTGAGCAACTCAAAGAGTGGACTGAAGCCGATGGCACAGTTTATCGTCTAAATAAAGACGGTAATTATGATGTTATCCCTCCTGCAAAGAAAAAAAGCGCAAAATCAACTAAGAAACCTAAATCATCTAAAAAATAAGAATAACTCATTCTTGTGCATAGTTTCTTAAGTCGCCGTCTATTAAAGGTAATTCATGGCGCGAACTCGTTTTTCCTTTTTTGGCAAATCTAAAGTAGATGTTGCCGAACCAGTTCCTATGGCCTTTGTAAGCAATGAGGATTTAAAACACAGTGTCAATCATCGAAGTCCCTTTGCTCTTATGGCAGGTATTTCAGATGTCGTAAAAGAAACGAATACTTTAAGGGATGACACTAATTTTGATAACGACTTTGAGTTATTTGATGAAATGCTTAAACTTGACCCTGAACTAAACGGCGCAGTGCGAGCAGTGTCTTTAACCGCAAATAATTATACTATCAATTACCGAAAAGCACGCAATGCTCGAATTAGAAATGCAATACAAGAATTAGTTGAAAGACTTGATTTTGACGATATTCTAATTTGCGCAATGCGCAACTTGATGGTTTATGGCAATGACATCAATAAATTAGTCGGAACTGGCAAAGAAGGCATTACAGATGTGCAAAATCTCCCTATCCGTCAAATAACCATTAACGATGAAAGAGGTATCAATGATACTGTTGATGAAAACGACCCGATTATCAAAGCAGAAAACTATTATCTCCGTGAAGGCGAAACAACCTTTCAAGAGTTTAAAGCAGATGAAATACTTCACTTTAGAATGGATTACAGAAGCAATTGGTTTACAGATAATGAAAATAGAATTACTTATGGTGTGTGGGGTTCATCTCGCTTTAGTTCACTTAAACAAGCAATTCGAGCAAAATACAATAGTATTAACAACCGCATTTCACTTGAAGACGCTATGACAAAGCAATTCATTACTATTGACATGAAAGCCGTCGAACATATACAAAACCCCGATGAGCAACGAGAAAGACTACTTTTTATTATGAATCAAGTAATTGAAACAATGGAGGCTCTTAGAGGCGACCAAGTTCCTATATTCCCTGATTATGTCAATATCAAGCACATCGACCAAAGAACTGCTTTGCCTGATTCATCAGGCTTTTTAGATAATATCAATGCAGACATAGCCGCAGTATTGCAAGTCCCACGCACTGCGGCAGGTCAAGAGAAAGGTTCAACCTTTGCGGCATCATATACTGCAAATCTTTGGGCGAGCAATGCAATTAGACGCATACAAAGTATTCTAAAGCAATCTGTTTTAGAGTTGTTTTCTGCACACTTAAGATTACTAAAAATAGACCATCGACTAAGT